GTATGTAGCCAAATGTGGATTTATAAAGAAGACGATAAATCTATTACATTATTTGGTACATATTCATATGATGATAAAGGTAAGTTAGAATTTGGAGAAGTTATAACTATTCCTAAGATATGGATTTAATGTGCGTTGTTTATATAATTAAACAAATCTATTTTTGCAATTAAGACCTTAAAAATGTTCAATGATTGCCCTTAACTGGATAACAATCCTCTGCATTTGTAAGACAATCGGTAAATAAACGTAACTTAACAACAAGGAGCTAATAATGGCTACATCAATAACAAATGCCTTTATAACTCAGTTCGAAGCTGAAGTTCACATGGCTTACCAAAGAATGGGTTCTAAATTAAAGAACTTGGTAAGAAATGTTAATGGCGTTAACGGTAATACTGTTAAGTTTCAGAAAGTTGCACAAGGTTCTGCAAACACTAAAGCAAGACACGCTGAAGTAGTTGCAATGGATCTATCTCACAGCAATGTGACAGCAACTTTAACTGATTACTATGCAGCAGATTACGTTGACAAGTTAGACGAGTTAAAGGTAAACATAGACGAAAGACAAGTAGTTGCACAATCAGCAGCTTATGCACTTGGTAGAAAAACTGACGAAGTGATAAGAGATGTGATGGCTGCAGGTACATCTTTTGCAAATAACGTAAACTCAGACGCATCAACAGCAATGTCTTTAGTTAAAGCTAAAAACATGATGGAAACATTTAACGGAAATGATGTTCCAGATGATGGTCAAAGATACTGGGTAGTAGGGCCTAAACAATGGTCTGATCTATTAGGTATCGATCAATTCACTAGACTTGAGTATGTAGGACAAGATGAATTACCATTTAAAGGCGGTATGACTGCTAAAAGATGGTTAGGATTCTTATGGTTTGTACATTCTGGTTTATCAACAACTGCGAGTGATAGAAATACTCTAGCATTCCACAAATCAGCTGTTGGTCTAGGAATCGGTTCTGATGTTAAAACTGAAGTGAACTACATTCCAGAAAAAGTATCACACTTAATTACATCTATGCTTTCAATAGGTGCAGTTGAGATCGATGCTAATGGTCTAAGAGTTCAAAAATGTGCTGAATAATAGGAGGATATAAATGGCTTACGAAACTTCAAACCCAATCAAAAAGATTGCTGAAGCTGGTGGTAACTCTGTATTCTTCTACAGTGATGGTGACGCTATTGCTACAATAGCTGCATCTGGTTACTTCAACTCAGCAACTAATGAACTAAAAGAAAACGATATTATCCTTTGCGTAGGTTCAAATGGTGGTACTCAAACAGTTGACATTCTTGTAGTGTCTTCTGCAACAGGTGCTGCTACTGTAACTGTCGTAAATGGTTCATAATATCATTTAACGAAAATTATTGGGGGCGGGATTTTCCTGCCCTCAATTTATTTATTAGGAGAATATGGCAACATCAAAAGTAGATATATGTGCAAGAGCTTTAGTAATGATAGGTGCTCAACCTATATCTTCTTTTTCAGATGGTAGTACAGAAGCTTTAGTTGCCTCAAATGTTTATGAAGATATTGTTCAATCTTCATTGACTAGACATAGATGGAAATTTGCTACCAATCAAAAACAATTATCTTTATTAGCTACAGCACCAACAGGTAGATATGAATATGCTTATCAGTTACCAGCTGATCCAAGCGTTTTACAAATTATAACAATTACAGTTAATGATTATGTTATTCCATATACTAGATACAAAGATATGATCTATGTAAATACTTATGGAGCTAATCATGCACTTATATTAGATTATATTTATAGAGTTGAAGAAGATTATTTTCCTGCTCATTTTAGAGTAGCATTAGAATATGAATTAGCTTCTATATTTGCAGGATCAGTTGCAAGAGATGCAGGAATGATTAGAGAGTTTAAAGCATTAGCTGATAGACAATTTTTAATATCTAAAAACATAGATACTTCTGAAGTAACAACTAGAAAACTTGATACTTCTAGATTTATAAACTTAAGAAATTCTACGAGAACTGATGTATAATGGCAAGAACATTAAAAACTGTATTAACGAATTTTTCTTCTGGAGAGATTAATCCTTTATTAGCTAACAGAATAGATACTCCTGCTTATAATAATGGTGCAAAACAATGTAGAAATTTTGCTTTACTTGCAGAAGGTGGAATAATGAGAAGACCAGGAACTTCTTATTTAGCTACATTAGCTGCTGAAAGTAGAATAATTCCATTTGTATTTTCTGATGATGAAATAGCTATTATTGTTTTATCTAATAATAGAATGGATGTTTACAATATAAGTGGTACTGCAATTGTTTCTAATTATACTACAAACTGCAATTGGACTACAGCTCAATTGTTTGAATTAAATTATGCTCAATTTGGAGATACAATATTTATAACTCATCGAGATAATCCAACTAGAAAAATATTTAGATCTTCTGCATCAACATTTACTGTTACTGCATTTGATTTTGATATTGAAGAAGATATAGTAGTTTCTGGATCATATAAAAAAGCAACACCATTTTATAAATATGAAGATGGTAATACAACATTAACATTATCAACTGATGCTACTGGTACTGGTAGAACTGTTACTTCAAGTGTTGGATTTTTTACATCTAGTTATGTTGGTAGTTATTTATTAGTTGATGATAAACAATTACAAATTACAGGATATACTTCTTCAACAGTTGTTACTGCAACAATTATAGAAGCTGGTATTAATGGAACTGGCCCACATTATAATTGGAAAGAAGAAGCTATTTCTCCAGCTAGAGGTTATCCTCAAGCAGTAACATTTCATAATAATAGATTATGGTTAGGTGGATTAAAATCTAGACCTGCTGGAATATTAGCATCAAGAATATCTGAATATTTTAATTTTGATGTTGGAACAGGTGCAGCAGATGAATCAATTGATTTAGATATTGCAGGTTCTGAAGTTAATGAAGTTAGACATATGCTATCTGGAAAAGATTTACAAGTATTTACAGATGGTGGTGAATATTATATTCCAAGAGCAAATGATAATACTATAACTCCTGCAAACGTATCTGTATTAAGACAAACACCTTATGGTATTAGCAGAACAGCTCCAGTTATGTTTGATCAAGCAGCAGGTTTTGTTCAAAAGAATGGTAAATCTGTAAGAGAGTTTATTTATTCTGATATAGAAGATGGATATAAATCTACATCTGTATCTATTCTTGCTCAACATTTAATTGATAGTCCAAAACAAATAGCAGTTATTAAAGGTAACTTTACTAGACCAGAACAATATGCTTTCTTTTTAAATAATGGTTCAACTTATCCTGGTAAATTAGCTGTATTTCATTCTGTAAGAGATGAAAAAATTGCAGGTTGGAGTTTATGGGAAACTAGAAATAATGATTATTTTCATTCTATTATTTCATTAAATGAATATTTAGTATGTATTGTTAAAAGAGTATTAGATAATACAACAGTTTATACGCTAGAATTATTTGCGGATGATGATAGTAATACATTAGATATGAAAACTACATCAACAGTAAATCAAAGAGGTACGCCATTAGTAAATGGTGGTAGTCAAACAGGATCTGTATTAGCTGTTGATGGATTTACTTCAGATCCACAAATTAATGAAACATTTACAATTGCAGGTGATTCAACTGAATATATAATACAAGCTGTTACTAATAATGGTGGTGGATCTTATAATCTTAATTTAGACAAAAATTTAGCAACAACTCCTGCAGATAATGCAGTAATAACTTTAGTTAAAGGTTTTTTACATAATGTAAATGGTATATATACAAATGAATCTATTAACGCTGTTGAAGGAAATAGTTCATTAGGTGCGTTTACTGTTTCGGCATCTGATACTATTACTTTAAATACACCAAGAGCATCTGGTGTAAATGTAGGATTTAATTACACACCAATAATTGAAACTATGCCAATTGATAAAGAATTAGCTGAAGGGCCATTAACTGGTTTACCTAGAAGAATTTCAAGAGCCATCATTGATCTTAACTCTGCTTTAGATTTAACTGTCAAAGCTGCTGACAATACCTCTAAATCTTTAGTAGTCCAACAAGTTAATTTTACTGGTGGTTCTGACCTCACACCTGTTACTGAAAAAAAAGAATTTTTCTTTTTGGGATATGATAAAAGTCCAACTGTTACATTATCTCAAGATGATCCATTACCAATTAAAATATTAGGAATGTCTGTGGAGGTAGTTTTTGCATGAGTGCTGATCCTGTTACTTTAGCTATTGCAAGTACTGCTGTACAAGCTGTTGGTGTATATCAACAAGTACAAGCACAGAAAGCAACTAATAAAGCTATCATTAGAGAATATGAAAATGAAAGAAAGTATAACCAATTAAAAGGTTTACAAGATGCTAATGATGTAATGGAAGAAGCTCAAAGAAAAAGAAAACAAAACTTAGCTATTGTAGCAGGTTCTGGTTATTCTGATGATAGTAGAAGTTTTTTAGCTGTTCAAAGTGAAATAGA